AAATTATAAAAAAGCGTTTGGCTTGATTGACTTTACGGACATGTTGCTACAGTTCGTAGAGCAAGCTGAGACAGTGATGCCTACGCTAAAAGTGTGTTTCTTAGACGAAGCGCAAGACCTGTCTCCGTTGCAGTGGGACATTGCTCATAAGTTAGACCAGAAATCGGAGCGGATGTTTGTAGCGGGGGATGATGATCAGGCAATTTACCGATGGGCAGGGGCAGACGTGGAACATTTCATCAACCTCCCCGGCGGCGCGGAAGTGCTGGAGCATAGTTATCGGGTTCCCGCTGCAATTCACTCTTTGGCAGAAAAAATCGCATCCCGCATTCAAAATCGTTTTCCAAAGGTATATCGCCCCCGCAAAGAGACAGGCCAGATATTACGTGTCCCTGACATTCGATCAATTGACATGACTCAAGGCCAATGGCTTGTTATGGCGCAAGCTCGGTACATGCTTTATCCAGTAGAGCAGGAATTAAAGAACGGCGGGTATTTGTTTGAGCGTCAAAACGGTGGTCGTTCAATTCCTCAAAAGATGTCTCTCGCGATTAACGGCTGGGAAAGCTTGCGTAAAGGACGGGCAGTAACCACGGGCACCGCGCAGGCGATCTATTCCTATATGTCTGGGAACGGCGCTCGCATAAAACGCGGGCACAAAACCATCAACGCGGACGATAACCAAATGTTTGAACTGGGCGACTTACAAGAACATTTCGGTCTATTGGCAACGGATGAGATGATCTGGCACGAGGCTATGGATAAAATACCCGATGGGGATCGGGCGTACATTACGGCCCTCCTCCGGCGAGGCGAGAAGTTTAATGCCAAGCCCCGCATCAGGTTGTCCACGATCCACGGCACCAAAGGTGGCGAAGCCGAAAACGTTGTAATCCTTCCAGATTTAACGGCGGCAGCAATGGACGCACATGGGGACGATCTTCACCGCGTGTTTTACGTGGGGGTAACGCGGACACTTCAAAACCTATACATACTAGAACCAGAAGACTATCTAAGGGCTTACGCTTTATGAAAAAAGAAACTGAAATGAGTCGAATCCAATGTCCAAAATGCACCAACCGGGCGGAAGAAATCATCCACGCACAAGAAAAAAAACGAGTGGGCTGGTGGTGCAGAGCTTGCGACCATTTTGAAAGAGCCATCCTGCGTGAACGTAGAGTGGCCTAGATGACAACCGGCAAACTGCAAATGGCTATGTTTCCGCCAAAGAGCGATTGGGTTCCCCCCATGGAGCTTCCAGACATTTTTGACTGTGAAGAAATCGCCATCGACGTAGAGACTCGCGACCCTCACTTGAAAGAAAAGGGACCGGGTTGGCCTACGGGTGACGGCGAAGTGGTGGGCTATGCCATCGCAGTGCCGGGTTGGAAGTGCTACATCCCCGTTGGCCATGCTGGCGGGGGTAACCTTGACAAGCGCATTGTGAGCAAATGGCTCAAGAAAGTCTTTGAGTGCCCTGCTGACAAGATCATGCACAACGCCCAGTACGACCTTGGGTGGATACGCGCCATGGGGTTTGAAGTAAAAGGCCGGGTGATTGACACCATGATTACGGCCAGCCTAATCGATGAAAACCGGTTTAGTTATAGCAGCACCGCGCTCTGTTACGACCATCTGGGCAAGACAAAATCCGAAAAGACCCTAGTCGAGGCGGCTCGTGAGTTTGGCGTCGATCCTAAAGGTGAGATGTGGAAACTGCCCGCGATGTATGTCGGGCCCTATGCAGAGACAGACGCAGAAATCACGTTAGACCTTTGGCACCACTTTAAAACCATCCTGAACCGTGAAGAGCTGTGGGACGTTTGGCGGCTTGAGATTGCTTTGCTACCTCACCTAGTGGACATGACGATGCGGGGTATCCGCGTAGACTTGGACCGGGCTGAAAAAACAAAGCAGGTCATCCTCAAGCGAGAAAAAGAAGTTCTCAAGCAGATAAAAAGCATGACCGGGCAAAACGTGGAAATATGGGCCGCGCAGTCCATAGCTAAAGCGTTTGATGGCTTAGGGTTGGCTTATCCACAAACCGAGAAAGGTGCGCCTAGCTTCACCAAAAGCTTCTTGGCAGAGCATGGTCACGAATTACCGAAGCTCATTGTAGAAGCGCGTAACCTCAACAAAACCAGTGGTTCCTTTATCGATGGCATATTGAAATATGTCCACGACGGGCGCATCCATAGCCATATCAATCAGTTGCGATCCGATGATGGAGGCACAGTATCGGGCCGCATCTCCATGAACTCGCCCAACCTACAACAGATCCCGGCCCGCGACCCCGTGTTAGGCCCCATGATCCGCTCGCTGTTCTTGCCAGAAGAAGGGCAACAGTGGGCGGCAATTGACTTCTCGCAACAAGAACCACGGATCTTGGTGCATTACGCCAAGAACTATGGGGACTACAAAAACATGCCCATGGAGGGCGTAGAAAGCTTCGTAGAGGGCTATCGGAACAACCCGGACATGGACTTCCACAGCATGGTCAGTGAGATGGCTAACATCCCTCGTAAACAAGCTAAGGTGATCAACCTCGGCATGATGTACGGCATGGGTGTCAATAAACTGTCAGATCAACTAGACCTTACGGTGGATGAAGCAAAAGCCCTTACTCAGCAATACCACAAGCGCGTCCCGTTTGTGAAAGGCTTGATGAAGGGCGTACAGCACAAGCTTGACGACCCACGGTCCTCGGGCAGCTTACGATCTCTCCGGGGCCGCAAATGTCGGTTTGACCTCTGGGAGCCAGACACGTTTGAAATGCATAAGGCCATGCCTCGCGAAGAAGCAATCGCGACCCACGGACCAACGACCAGACTTCGACGGGCGTACACTTACAAGGCCCTGAACCGGTTGATTCAAGCCTCTGCGGCAGACATGACTAAACAAGCAATGGTCAACGTGTGTGAAGCCGGTTTTACCCCCATGCTCCAAGTCCATGACGAACTGGCGTTTTCTGTAGACGGTCCCGAGCAAGCTAAAGAGTTAGCTGAGATCATGGAACAGGCTGTGCCGTTACAGGTTCCAAACAAGTGCGACGTTGAAGTCGGCCCTAGTTGGGGCGAATGTGAGGATTTAGATAATGGCTAACGTCAAAACCGCAGCAAACGTCGGCTCCATTTACTACGACATGTACACTGGCGAGGGCTTTGTGGTTCTAAACGAACGTTGGTACGTGATCTTTCACCCGGAGCCGGAAAAAGAGCTTAACGTTATTTTGGACGTGTGCCGTGACATGGAAGACCTCTATAAAGAGCTTCATGATGACCTTGATTGACACTACGATCCTGCGTATACTTTCCCATACCTAAACAGGAGACGTGTGATGGACACGACTAAATGGAAGTCAGTATTGCTCCCTCGGGATTGTTATGAAGAGGTAGTAGTGATTGCGCGGGTAGAAGGGCGTACAATTAGTGGACAGCTTCGGTATATATTGGAAGGCTGGAAACAAGAAAACCTTTCCGACCGAGATCAGGAATATATTGCCGAGCAAGTAGATTCATTTAAGAAGGAGAATGGCGTAGACCTTACGTCAAAGAGTTTTTCGATATGAGTCGATTTACAACAATGCAGGAAGAGTTCGACAAAGCCTTGAAGAAGCTTGAAAAAGACTACGAGAAAGGTGATGTTAAGCGTTCGGACTTCGACAAACTGCATATATGGCATGAGTTCCTAAAGTCCAAGATTGATGCGGATAGGGAACGAGATGCCAACGACATCCGATAACGTACACTGTCCGCCCCACTACAACCAAGGGGGCATAGAGTGTATCGAAGCGATTAAAGCAAGCTTGACCCCCGAAGGGTTTCAGGCGTACCTCAAAGCGTCCTCAATGAAATACATTTGGCGCTATGAGCATAAGAACGCCCCGGTAGAAGATTTGAGGAAAGCTAGATGGTTTCTGGATCGTTTGATAAAGGAACTGGCAAGTGGTGGTTTGGAATAGCGTCTGACGATGTAAAAATCGCCATCCAAGCTGCTCACCAAACCGCCGATAGATTAAACAAACCAGTTGCTGTACAGAGCGATCTTTCCGTTGTTCCCGCTGATACGGCCACGTTAGAAGTTCTTGAAGTTGTAAAGCCTGTGGGGTATCATGAAGATGCATGATTTCATGGGATCATGCAATTACTCCTAAAGTAGTTTGTTAGGGCATAAATTGTTTTCTCCCAAAGTGAACATTGAGCCCGAGCCCCGCGCAAAGCGGGGTTTTTTTTGCCCTTATCTTTTATATATGTTACGGTATCAGACATGGATCTGATAAACGCAATTGACCTCGGCACCGCCAAGGCATACAAGAGCGAACGGCGTTGTTACATTGGGGCCAGCAACGTGGGCAACCCGTGCCACGCCTTTTTGCAGTACAGCCTCCGGGGTTATCCCCAGACCAGCCCCCCACCCGCCGTCATACGTATCTTCAACCTCGGTCATCATTTAGAAGACACCGTAGTTGCCGACCTGAAAGAAGCGGGCGTGGCTGTCTCTGAGGTAGACCCAAAGACTAGCGAGCAGTGGACGTACACAGCCTTCGGCGGACACCTCCGGGGTCACGCAGACGGCGTCATCCACAACGGGGAAGGCAAGAACCCTCAGATCCTTGAAATTAAGTCCATGAACGACAAAAAATGGAACAGCTTCAAAAACCAAGGAATCGCCCGCAGTCACCCCATCTACTACGACCAGATGCAACTGCTCATGGGCCTTTCTCGGTTTCCTTTCGCGTGGATGGTGGCGTACAACAAGAACACCTCCGCGTATCACGCAGAACACGTGACGTTTGACGCGCCGCGTTATAAAGACCTATTGCGTAAATCCCTATCCGTGGTCCGTGGCTCGTCCGCCGCCCGCATTGCAGATACCCCTGACTGCTTTGAGTGCCGCTACTGTAACTACCGACCACACTGCTGGCCCAACGGCGTCCAACCACCACCTATCGCCGTTGAGTGTATAACTTGTCGCCACAGTAAGCCGACAGGCAAACGCAAGTGGTATTGCACGTTACACGGGTCACGGGCCACGGAGCCTTGCTCACAATGGAGTAAAGTTCAACCCACGGAGAAACTGTAATGAACCGAGCTATATGCTGGTGGTGCGGGGGAGAACTTATCTGGGGCGGAGATCACGACCTGTCCGAAGAAGATCCCCTGTTTGACATGTCCTCAAACCTAAGCTGCGTAGAGTGTAATGCCCACGTTGTTTACTACAGGCCAAAAGACGATGACGAAGAAACTTTGGAAGATTAGTGAGCCGAAAAAAGAGTTGGCGGGCTGGAAACAATACGCCGTCATGCTTATTGTCTTTATAATCATCGCCTTGCTTGCTTAAACGTTATCTAGTATACATAGCCCCCAAGATTAATCGCATGTGGGGGCAGGCGATTGGATCGGCTTACTTGCAAGGTTTGCAAGAAAAAAAGAAGTAAAAAATTCTTTGGCGCACGTTACCACACCGGCAAATACAAGCGTGGTAATCCCGTGTGCGTCGATTGTGATGCCAAAATCCAAGTCGCTTCCGTCTATAAAACACCCCGAAACTACTTGATGCGGCGCATGAACGACATGAAGGGCCGTGTCAATAGAAAAGACATTGAGCTTGATCCCGACATCGATATCGACTTTTTAATGAGAATCTACGAAGAACAAAAGGGCTTTTGCGCCGTGTCTGGTTTGCCGATGACATGGATGCACGAAGGATTGTACTCTAACCACGGCTCACGGCGCGGGACCAACATTTCAATAGACAGGATCGACCCGGATAAAGGCTACCTTCCAGAGAACATCCGGTTGGTTTGCGACCGGGTCAACAAGATGAAATCCAACATGTCGGATGGGGATTTTTATTTTTGGTGCGCCATCCTGACAAAACAGTTCAACGGCTCATGAAATAACAAGCCAAGACCGCGACCAACACGCAACATAGCGGCACCACGTATTCTGGCGGATTATCCATCTTTCACTCTTCGGGCGGCTTCTTCTATCAGCCGAAGGCGGCTTGCATAAAACGACTCATCCGCAGCTTCTTCTTCGTCTGGCTCTACTTCCCCGAAGTTCAACTCACTTTCTTCTTCTAGTTCGTCCAGTAGGTCTTCCCACTCTTCTTCTTCATTCATAGCTTCGCAACTCCTGAATGCTGGTCACCCAATCCATAGGTATGGCAAGTTCCCCGTCCCCTTCTTCCACCTGCCCCTTGTCATCTAACAAAACGTGCGGGCATATCAAAACGCGCTGTTCGTCCCGATGTAAGATCACGCCACACGACAAAACCGTCGCTTCTTTTGTTTCCTGCAACTCTTCAACCGTGCGCCAACCTACATTCGCCCCGCCACACGCATCACGCCACTTGACCAAAAATAACTTCGGCTCCATATATCCCCCCAGATATGCAACGAAAAACCCGTCGCTTGTTTAGCGTACTACAGTTTGGGACAATAGTGATCATGGGATTGCCTATCGACGCAGAAGAACGTAGCTTCGTAGCTAAGTTATTGGAAGATAACGAAGATTTCCGGCAGTACGTCATGGAAACTATGGAATACCGCATGTTCGCCGGGGACGAAAACTCCAGACACTTCATGGAAACCCTCATGGCAGAAGACGAACAAGAGTTCATCCTGTCCTTGTGCCAAATAGGATTCATCGTATACACTGACTACCTAATGAGCACCAAAGCCTCCTTCAACAAAGAGAAGCTGCACTGATGCGACACTGCTACGTCTGCAACCGCTGTGGAGTACCCATTACCAACGCACTGTGCGAGCAGTGCCACAGCAACAACAAAAAGAAAGAAGTGAAAATGCAAATCGCTGAACACTTCCTAGCCCTCGCCTTCATCTCCGGCATGACCCTCTACTTCATGTTCTTTGTGGCCCCTTCGGCATAAGCTTATTCCAAAAAAGAATTAGACCGCTTTATCCCATATATGCGATAGTCGCGGGTGTTCCATGTGGAACATCATTTGGGAGAAAATTATGACAACTCTAGAAGAAACCGGCATCCAAATCCGTACCGCCGTCCTTGAACTGCAAAAACTGGCTAACACTACACGGATCACGGACCCCGAAACCGCATCCAAAATAGATGGCATCGCCAACAACATCACCGAAGTCGTTGATGGCAAAAACACCATCATGAAAAATCAAGAAACAAACCACACCCCTATCTACGAGGGACATCACGACGCCGTCATCCTCGCCTTCCGAGAAAAAGACGGCACAAACCCAACCGAAATTATCTCCGAAACACCCTTCATCCGCGAACTAAAAGATCAAGAAGAATTTGAACAGGATGTAATGGCCGCATTCAACGGCCTAGAAAAAGCCTACTCACACTGGCCCGGCGAATACGTCGGACTACAACTCATCATCCAACGTGACTACGTCAACATGACCTAAAGGAAAAGACCATGAGCGACTTAGACAAAGGATGGGTGGAAATCATGGATAGCACCCTCAGAATCCGAGAGGATGGCCGTGTGGACTGCTACAGCCCCGCTGGCTACCGCGTCCTCAACATCGATAACTTCCCCGAGGAAACACAACAGAAGCTCAGGGACGCCGCACAACAGCGAAAAGACAGCGCTAACTAATCCGGGGTCCGTGGTCCGTTAGCCTACCGTCGTGAGACAGCAGACAAGCTTGTTGCGTGACGCGCAACAAAGCACGGACCACGGATCACGGTCTTAATTTCGCTATCTATATAGTGTTTTCCCAGAGAAATAAAAAAATAAAAAATAAATTCTAAATAGCCGTTACCGGCGTTACCGCGTTACCTTGGCCTGAAAGCCGCATAAATGCTGGGTTTTGTCGTAACACGTGGGTAACGTGGGTATACACCACTGTGTATCAAGCTTGTTAATCAAGCTATCCACTTAGAGGTTTTAAAGAAAAAAAAAATATTTTTTTTAATTCTCTGGAAAATATAT